GTTTCCCAGTCACGATCGGGGGGGCTGGGAATACGATATCTGATGCATTGTCTGTGCGGTTGGCTCCGTACAGATTTACGAGCCAGCCATTGACATGTGCCACAGCATTAGAGATACGCAGCGCATTGAGCTTGTCTGTCACGTTGGTCGCCAGATCCAGTGAGATAATGCCGGATGTCAGCATCGTGCGCAGGTAATCTGCGTGAATCTGGTTCTGGATCTGCTGCATCAAGTTCAGCTCACTGTCCAGAATCGGTTTGGCCTGCTGCCAGGCAACCATAGAAAAGCTCCGACTTTTTGGCGAGAGCAGCCTGCTCATTCCCGTTGATCCTACCGGTCCGCCAGACCACAGGTCGCGGGTCGTTGTATCGCCGCCAAAGGCGATAATGTTTTCACTCATTTGTTGTCCTCCTCTATAATCTGAGATATCCCATCACAGCATGGTCATTCGTGAGCGTACCAATAGCCGGGTCGAATCGTTTCTCAGTCCTGCCCGGTATCGTGTGGATAATCTCGATTGTCTTAGTGCTGTGCTTGGAATAGTTTGTTGTTGCCCCACCGGTCCGATGCAAGACATTGCGCCACTTTGGAATGTGGACCGTGTGCGTGATGTGCTCTGGCATACCGGAGTTTGTCCGGATGGTTCCGTTCGTTCGTGGGCCAGCAAAGATACGGCTCACAGTTTCGGCCGTTATTGTCCGGCTTGATGTATCCGTCCTGCTGCTGGCCTCGTTGGTCAACAGCTTGCCATGCCCATTCAGCCGGCAGCCTGTGAACACTGTGCTCCGCGTTGTTACCGTCCTGGTGGATGTATCCGTGTGGACTGATGCTCCGGATCCATTCAGCGTGCTGCCTGAGAACGATGTTTCCGTAATCTCCACGTCACTTCCTACATCCATATACTCGGAATTTGTAGTGCCCACGCAATTAAGCGCGAACAGTGGACGGACGAAGTATCGTTCTGATTTGGTCGTTGTCCTGGACTCACTCCACGTATTCGTCTTGTGAGCCGATCCGTTCGTATTTACACCATCCCAACTCACCACATCCTGCCAATTGGGCTGATGGTATGTCCGGCTTTTTGTAGCCGATGCCGAATCGTTAGTGTGTGGCGATGCTCTGGAATTCAACCTGTCGCCGCTGAATACGGACCATGTATCTGTTACGTCGTATCCTACATCCTTCCTGTTCACTGTATAGCCGCCGGACCGGTTAGTCGTAAATGACCCGTTGGTTCGTCCACCGGTGAATACTATAGCTCGATGCGTGGTCGTATCTGTTCGGCTTGATGTTCTGGTTGCTACGCTGCCAGAAGAGTTCAGTCCTGCATCGAATACAATATGGACCTGCTTTTCAGTCCATGTTGTATCCGGGATGACTTTAGTAAGCAATGGGCCGCTGCGGTTCAGAGCAATCTGCCTTGCTGGGTGCGCGATGATGTCGAATAAAATATGTGCTGGTACATATGTGTCCAATGTCTTGCGTATAGCTTCAACCGATGATGCTGAATTCAGCTCGACGATTGCATAACCATCTCCAGCGTTATCGATGTAGCGAGCATCTCCCTTGGGGCAATATTGATTTATCATCCAGCTGATCAGTTGATTCGTGATCGTTGCGGCACCAGCTTTTTTTATTTTCAGCGCCGCCCTGCGAATATCGTAGCTGCTTCCGCTTTCAGGTGCTATGCCATAGACGCGTTCCCAATCAGTCAGTCCCCAGGTTGCGCTGCTGATAAAGAACTGCTTGAAAACATCGATAAGTTCCTGACGCTGCTGTTCCTGATATGTATTGAGCGCCTCCATAACTTTCATGAAACTCGGATCAGTGAAAAGAAAGTCTGGCAGGTACCGCTTGAGGTCTACTTCTGTCTCTCGCAAAAGCTCATACATTCAACACCACCTCCCCCATAGATGGCATCTCTTCCTCTGCCATTGGGATATTGCCTGTAGCTCCATTCAGCGTCAGGCTGCTGTAATCCGTTACGCCACCAGCATCAACAAGCAACGCTCCAATTCTCGCAATCGATACGTATGCCCCAGCTTCATTAAGCACTGCTGCCTTAGTAATCTTTCCCAAATAGCTTTTTACTGCTGCTTTAAATGCCGCTACATCGGCAGCCCCTGTATATGTGGCCGCAATGTTTATAGGTACGCTCTTGGCAGCTGTAACAGTAACGACTGCTCCGATTGGGCGCACCTCCTCGATGTGGTTGTATACGTTCTGAATCAGAGCTGTACTGGCTTCGTTGAAATTTTCATCAACTATAATCACTTTGACTGTACATTTTCCAGCCCACCCGCGGATGACTCGTGCACCGCCGCAGCCAGTTACTTCCATCGCCCATTCTACATAGTGCTGCTTATTGCCGGACGATCCCGGCGTTCGAACGTGGATGAGATAGCGTGTAAGTAACGCCTCATCCGTCTCCTCATCATATCCATCCGTCGTGGCCGACACATTGGTCACTGCGGTGATGCCAGGGATGGATGCCGGTATTACCGTAATAGCCCCTGCTGCCACATTCCCCGCTGTCCCAGCTGTAACGGCTGTGATAGCTACATTGCCAGATGTCGCAACCGTCGCTGCCGCTGTAGTTTCAAACTGTGTGCCGGCTGCTGTGGTGACCAGTGTACCTGCCGCTACCGTACCAGTACCGGTGAATGTGACTGTACCAATCGCCTTGACGGCGGCCTTCCTGATGATGCCGGACTCTTCTGCGCGCATCGAAAGGTATTCTTCCCAGCTCGTATCTGCAAAGGATGCTTTATATGCCTGCTCGAGCTCTGTCTCGACCTTCATAAATTCGATGCTGTTCGATGCAAGCACATCATATTCGAAGGTTCCTTCTATTTTGCTGGCATCTACAGCACTGGCCGCCTGCAGTTCTGCCAGTATGTCTTCTTGATCGCGTGCCTCAAACATTTACTATCAACTCCCCATATACGGATGTGAGCGTAATGGTACAAATAACTCTAGCGCCATCGGCCGTAAAATCTATTGTATCGATGCTGACGATATAAGCATTAGCCATCAGACACTCAACAATAGCGCGCTTCAGCTCGCTGTACCGTTCCTGCACCCCCATCACCTTGCCGATGAACGGCTTCAATTCGATACCATAATTCCAGCTATAGGCGAGATACTGAAAGCGCTCGGTTTTGAGCGCCTTATAGATCCACACCTCCAGCGCCTTGTTTTCGGTGACCATGATGTGGTTCCCGTTGCCGTCATACAAGAATTTATCCTGCTCGAAATCCCAGGCATACTCGTTCAGGACCGGCAGGTCGCTATCGTCGATGGTTGTCGCCAGCAAGTCATCGCTCGCTCCTGTAAAGGGAAATGAATCGCTCATAACTTCACCACCTGATTCTCTACGACATAGAGCTGGTCGCCCTTGATTGGGGATAAACTTACCAGATCCCCTACTCGCAGCGTGTCTGTCCATGTCTCATCGTTATCGATAGGATGATTATGTGACTCATACGCTGGATCACCTGCCCCGCCGCCACGAAACGATGTCGCGCCGACGACGTGGCGAGTGTAGTTTGGCAGCAGATATTTCGAGATATAGAGCTGATCAGGCCGCAGCACTATGTCATTCATTTGCACATGCAGGTCTGGCGGTGGCGTGACTACCACGCCGATCTGCTGCCCCTGCGGCTCGTGCTCAACAGCTATATTATGTATCGTTTCAACTATGCCGACAGCACTCTGTTCCGCATGCGGTATTTCGTCCATTCAATCACCCCTCATTCTTGGTTTTTTCTTTCTCTGCTTTTTCTTCATTCATCAAGTTTTCAAATTCTGCTTCAATACGCATGGTATGTACACCATGCTCAAAAGTATGCGTATCTGACTTGATCCAGAACTTTGCAGGGAACAAGGACTCTGTCACCTTGATGGAATACGATGACTTGACTTTATAGTCCCCCAAAAGCTCCATGGTTCCTGTCCGCTCTGGCTTTTTCATCAATGCATCAATCTGCTCCTGAACATTGTCATTCGGATTTTTCTTATAGACATCCTGGAACATGGAATATTTCTTTATGCTGTCATCGTCTCTGCTGATGCTGGTCATATTCCCTTTGTCGTCCGTGACCAGAATCTGATTAACGATATACTCGATAGACTCCTTGTAAGAACTATGCGTGATATTTGCCATATCATGCGCCTCGAATCCGTCAATCAGTGTGCCCTTCAGAATCACATCCAGGGCATCACCGTTCATAACGGGATGGTAAAGTTTCTTATTCGGATCATCATCCTTCAAGCCCTTATTGAGTGTCTTGCAGGCCTCGGTATACGCGGCCATGATGATCTGATAGCCGGTTTTCCGCGATGCTACAAAGCTCACTGGCGTATTCGTAGCTGCGATATTACCGACCTTCACGCCCAGCTCTTCACAGATAGATTTTGTGACAGCCTCTGGCGTAATCTCATGATAGTTATGAGTGGTCTTGGATTTTGATAGGACGAAAAGATTATCATACGCGGTGATAACGGTATGTGATGCCTGCACATCCTTTTCGACAGCGTAAACATTTCCCTGGAACTGCAGGCCACCATCCTCGTCGTAACCGAATACAGTCTCACCGACATTGATGACGTAGTTCGGCAGGTTTGGGTCGCGTGGATCCTGTGCATAGTCAAAAATCAGCTTACGGGCTACCTGCTGTCGGTTGCCGCTCCAGGTCACTTTTCGGACCAGTGGGCTCAGCGTATTCAGCTGCTTGTAGGTCCCCTTATGCTTTATAATCAATCACTATTCACCACCGTTTCGTTATGTCCCCCGGCAATTTCGGTATCTTTAGCTTCCGGATTGTTGCGGGACTGTTGAAGATAAATGATTTCAGATTATTGGATTGAACGAGCCTCTGATACTGGCGATAGGTACCATAGGCTCGCTTGGCTGTGTCCAGGACATTCTTCGCTTTTTTCGCAGTATCCATGGCCTTCTTGATCTGCTCTGCCCGTTTACTTGCCGTTGTGGCTCTTTTCTTCAGACCGGACGGGGTTTCCGTCTGCTTATCATTATTGGCCATGGGGATAGTGAGTTCTTTATACTCTGCCAGTTCGATGCTGTAATAAATATCATGGCTGCCGTCCTGCTCATGGTAGTCAAAAGTCATGATGCCCATGGCCATATTCACGGGTGTGTCCGTGATAATCACCCGTACCGGCTTTTTATTCTCCTTCCATTTTGTGATGAGCTCCACGCATTCCGCTGGCGCCTTATCGTCACCGACAACAAAAGGATAGGCATGCTCCTGCTGAGGGAAAAACATCTCCCATGACAGATGACGCGCTTTAGGCGTACCAAATACGAGGGCCTCCCCCAGCTGCTCGATATCTACGATCTTATTCTGCTGACCGCCCGTTACTTTATACTTTGCTGGAGTGACGGGGATAACGAACCGCTCGCCCTCGCAGGTCATGATAATTTGTCGCCGGCTGGATACACCACCAGCAAAAAGGCCGGCAACAAAAGAACCCTGCTGCAAAAATTGGCCAAGGCCGGATAATGACATCAGTATGCGCCTCCTATCTCCATGGAATTATGATTGCAGGCCGCATTCTTAATCTCCTGCATAATTCTATACACGATCCTGTCCATATCCGCTTCCTCACGGACCACAAATGTATTGCCGGTGATGTTGACACTCACTGGAGCTGGGCTATTAGCCGGTGCCGTGTTCACGCTGACATTGCTGCCAGCTGATGGCCATGCAGGGGTATTTACCTGCTCCGAAGGCATGGCAACTGCATCCGTCCCAGCAGGAGCAGCATCTCGATCTTGCGGATATGCGTAATCAGCGATCTGCGGTATGGACTCGGTATCCATTGCCCCCGCAACAGTATTGGGCTGGTAGAAATTGTGAGCCATATCGTAAAGATTGGTTACCGATGTCTTAGCTGATTTCCAGATATTCTGTACATCTTTTAAGCTCTGCTGGGTAACCTGCACATCACTACCGGGGACCGTACTTCTATTATTGATAGTAGTCTGTAGATCTTCAGGGTTATACGAGCTGTTAAAGACATCAGACTGATACGAGTTGCGTGCTATGTTATAGAAATTACGTACATCTTCAATAGCAGTCCGTGCTTGTGGAATTGCCTGCAGGACGCCGCTCTTTTCCACTTCACGACGAACGATACGCTCTGTGGTTGCCGCGGGATAGATCCTGCTGCCAGTCGGCAGGTCGATCAGTTCGCCGCCATGCTCATTA